ACACCCTCACCAACACCCAGACCCAAAAAGCCCCATTGGTCTTCAAGTTTTGCAATAGCCTTACCGGCAAGCATAGTTATAGCATCAACAACATTTGATGTTGCATTTTGCAATAACACTTTGGACACGGGGACAATAACACCAACGGTTTTAGCCCTCAATTGGACTGCGCCGGTGGTTGGTTGGGATGCAGTAACGGCTGCTGTGTCACCTGCCAAACGATATGCTTGGACTGTTGACATAGTTGGTACGTTTTCGTTTACGCCCTGCATGGGCCAACTTCTCCCGTACTTTCGTACAAGACCGTACTTTTGCGCTACTGTGATTATCTGGTCAGACACATAGGTTGGGACAAGCTCACTACCGCTGGTACTTACACCAGATGATAATGCTTTAGTTTTCGCGCTGTCTTTTCCAACCAAGGCTTTCAAGTAATCCGCTGCATCTTGCTTTTTAGTAAGATACTCTGCATCTTTGGTGTCAGTGTCTCCACTTCCAAAAATATCTTTGCGGAGAGGTTTATTGGCTTTTAACTGCTCAATAATTTTAGGCACAGACTTCTCTGTGACTGCCTCAACAATGGTCTCCATTGCTTGTTTTTCCTCAAGTTCTGCGTCAGCTTTTGCTTTCGCTTCAATTTCCTCTTTAGTCATTTATATTTTCACCCCCTCTCTTTTTTTCCCTCTCAATTGTATTTAATAATTGTAGGGTCAAGTTAGTGCTGCGGTTTGTTTTTCGCAGTTCTTTTGCCAGTCTCTTTGCCAATGTTGGCTTGAGCTGTGCAATCTCTTTTTTGTCATCATCCTCATTGTCTGCGCCGTCACCGTCATCTGTCTCTGCAACAGTGTCCAAAACTGCTTTGAGATTGTCCATGCACTTGCTGTGCATATCAACACACTCTTTGAGCAACGCTTCATTTTTGGCACTGATTGTACGCCCGGATTTTATGGTTGCCTCACCAAGTTTGATTGTCTTCTGGCCAATAACGGCTTGCATCTGGGTTACTTCCATGACCAAGCCAATTGCCTGTTGCAGTTTATCAATGCTCTCTTTGCTGACACCGTTTTGCTGAAACATCCTGATAAAATAGTGCAGCTCATCCAAAACGTAAGCCAATGCAATTACCTCATTGATGTCTTTGGCCACAACCTCTTTGACTTCCGGGGCTGGCGGGTCTGCCGGCGCGGGGTCAACTGGTGCTGGGTCTGCCGGGGCTGGCTCTGCTGGTTTTTCCGGCTCAACCGGGTCTGCCGGCTTCGGGTCTTCAACTTCTTTTTTACCAATCAATAAATCAACGTCAATGCCCTTTGAGCGCATGACGGTCAACGCTTCTGCATTGTCCGGCACTGGTACACCGCTAAACTCAAACAACTCCCAAGATTTAAAATTGTACCCGCCGGCATCATTCTCATCAAAATCAAGTGGCATAAAACCAATTGACCAAGCATTTAAAAAGCCACCTTTGTACATCTGATAAACAATGTCTGATTTTGGATTGACACCCTCATCTGGGAATTGTACCGTTGCCAAAACGCCGTCATCAGTTACTTTGAGGCCGGTGCATTTTGCAATGGGTATGTCTTTGTAATCGTGTGCGTACAGCACAACGGGGTTTTTCAAGAAGTTATCAGCAACCATGCCGGATGGCTGCACAGTATCTTTTGACCTGTCCGGGTTTGCCGTGGTGATTTTTACAACCAAAGTACGGGGTGCGCCGTCAGCAAGTTTGGTCTCACTAACAGCAAAGTCTTTAAATAAGATTGCTTTTTTTAACTGCGCTGCTGTTGCAGACTTTAAAAACGCATGGATGTCTGCCTCTTTTATAGCAGTAAAGTTTTTGATTGTGCGCGCATCTTTTAACATATCTCTTTTATTGTACTAACAATTTTGGTCAGTCTTATACATTTTATGTTTTAACCCTCGTCACCCTCAACCACTGGTTGCAAGCTGCACTCACAGTTTGGGTGAGCTGTTGGTGAGTCGTCACCGCTGCTAAAATCATCATCAAGCGGTATAACGCCGTCATCCTCATTGCCCAAGCATACATCACAAGCACTGTCATCTGCCAGCCATTCTTTGCCGGCAACAACGCCGGATTGTTTATACCCCTCAAGACTTCCCTGACTGTACGCATCCCCGGTCTCTGTTCTGGCCAACCGTTCTGCCCGGTAATCACTCTGGCCGTCAAAAAATGCACCAATGCTTGCGGTTATGTCTGGGATGCTCTCACCGTTTGCCACGCCGTCTGTAACAACTTGGCCAATGTCATCTTTGAGCGTGCCACTATAACTGGTGGCGTTTTCCAATGCGTTCTTTTGCAGCCAATCAGTTGCCCGCGGGTTTTCCAAGTCAAAATCAGTGTCAACATTTACCTCTGCCAATGCAACCTTGCCAGAGTCGCCAAGCACTTTGGTCATCTGCTCTTTGCTGGCGTTATAAACCAAACCAACCCACTCATTGTAATTGGTAAACAATAACCGCACCAAGTCGCCGGCTGTCTCATCTGCTTTGTTGACCAGCCCCATACTCTTTGCCAGTTTGCTGACCGGCCCGGCTGGTTTATGCTCTTTGGTAAATACTGCCCGTGCTGCTTTTGATTGCGCGTTGGTGAGTATCAGATTTTTGAGTTGGTCATTTAACTCTTTGTATGTTTTGGTTGCAGTTTTTACTTGAGCGTCAATGTACGTTTTGCGCGCAGCAACAGCCTCTTTTTTAACGGCATACTTGCGCTTTTTATTTATGCGTTTTTGCATAACTCTCTTTTTTAACTCACGCAATGCTTTTGGCGTTGTGGTGTCTGTGCCATCACCGGCTGGCGGGGTTGGCTCACCCATTGGTGACATGGTGTTTGGGATGTATAGTTTGTCCCCACCCTCAATTGGTAACTCACCAATCTGTGCGCGGGCTTCGTTTGGTGTCATGTAGTAATGCTCAATGGCACTTGCGCGTATGCTTATCTGTTGGTCAATGTTATCCGGCACTGGGTCTGTAAACGCAAAGCGGTACTCATACGGGTCAAGGTTAAATAGTGGCAAGTAATACTCATTGAGTTTGCTGACAAAAAATACCATTTTTGGCTTGATGACATATTTACCAAAAACGTACTCTGTGGCTTGTGCTGCTGCAAAGTTTACGTCTTCTGTGATGCCCAAAATAACCTTTGGCACACGGAATATGGCCAAAATCTCATCACGGATTGTTTTGCGTGAGTTATCAAACTGCATCTCGCGCATTGTTGGATTTAACGGGGTAAACTTGAGGCCACCTTCCATGATTGCCATTTTGTGAGCGTTTTGCACGCCTTTGTATTTACTGTCCCAGTTGGCGCGTATTCTGCCGTACTGCTCATCTGACAATGTACCCTCTGTTGATAACAGCGCAGACGGCATTGCAGAGTTACCAAAAAAGTTGCGTTGCCATTCGCTTGCGTATGTATCTGTGTCAATTGCCAAGCCGGCTGCCTCAACCGTACCCATACCGCGGTACTTACTCATGGGGTTAAAATGCGCCCAGTGTAAAACTTCTGACGGGGTGAGTGGGACTTTTACGCCCATCTCATTGGTATAAACATACCCGGCAATAAAATCTGCCTTGCTTTTGATGATGTTTACGCGGGTTGGGTCAAGTGGCCATATCTCAACGGGTGGGCCTGATTTATTTTGTCCGGCGCGGGGTAAATACCAAAATGAGTTGCCGTTTAACTCTTGATATGCAGCATAGGAATACAAAAGCTCATACAGCGTCACAAAATCATTGACGTGGTGCAGCACATCAAGTGCCGGGTGTTCGTCAATGTCTTGCCAGTCGTTTGTTTTAACATTCCACTTTTGCAGTTTTATCTCCATGTCAGCAACACGCTCTGCAATGGCGTTGGTGCAAGCAAAAACCCATCCACGGTATGCTTTCAACGCTTCCTTTTCATTCATGCGGGGCATGTCAGTTGGGTTAAAAAACCCAAAGATGCCAGGGTTGGCTGCACCTTTGACAACGGATGCCCACAGATTTTTTATGTTTTGCAAAATTGACATACTAACTTTATTATATTGGCTTTTTTGCCTGTTCTTATACAATTTAGTCTAACCACCTCACATTTGGCTCTGGCTTCGGTTGAGTAAATGTTAGCATAAACGCATCTGCAAAATCCGGGCTTTTGCCGGTGCGGGCTTTCAAGTCTTCTTTTGGCTCACACTGCAAAACCTTGTCTGTACTGACTTTGTATTTTATCCAAGTAAGTTGTTGCCATTGCCCGTCTTTGCGCAGTTTGCCACCGGCTTTTATCCACTGCTCTGCTTTCCATGCGTTCTCTGCTTTGAGGTTTTTATACTTTGTTGGGTCAGATGCCGGGACACCAACGCTCACTGCATTGACCATATAACCCAACTCATGCAATCGGTCAGTAACGCCACGGCCCACGCCAATATCATCAACGCTTACCGCTTCCGGCTTGATGAGTCTGTACCATTGCTTGCCGTCTGTGTCTGTGCAATTGTGATGCTCTGCTGTGCCGGCCAGTTGATACTTTTCAATAATCCTGATTGTCTCATTTACGTTGGTCATGGTGTCATTGCTGTGGTTAAATGACTCAATCCAAGAGGTCTGCCCCTGCCGGATGACATAAGTGTTAAAATCACCGCCGGCAGCAACGTCAACGCCAAGTGTCATTGGTGTTGCCTCATCCGGGTCAAACAATCCAACAAACGCGCCCTCAATGTCCTCTGTTGATAGCAATTGCCTGTAACCGCGTGAGTCAATGGCATCCTCATCTGGGAATAGACACTCATAAAATACGTCAAAAAACGCCTCATTGCGCATCTCCTCAATAAACTCTGGGGAAAAACGGCCCTCTGCCATTGCCAGTTTGTAGTCAATAAAAAGTTTGTGATATTTTGGGTCATGCCATGTACGGTAAAAATGGTTGCGGTGAAACGGGTTGCCAATCTCAAGCAAAAATGTCTCACTGTATTTATAACCGCCAAGCATACGTTTAACTGTGGCATACAGCGGGTCATCAATCATGCTGCTCTCATCAAGTATCAGATTTTGGCCACCAAAACCCATGGCTGCCTCAATGTTGCGCTTCATGTTGCGTGAGTCAAGCGTTAGTGTTTGGATGCCACCACCGCCCAAAAAAGTAATGTGGTTGCGTGAGCGTTCACGCTTTAAACGGTCAAGAGTTGTACTGCGGTCTAACTCAAGCCGGGATGTAAAAAACTCATCATCAAACGCATGCTCAATAACTTGGCCCATGATTATCTGGGCTTTTTTTTCGCTGGGTGCAAGTATGGTAAAACGGTCATCATCAATGGTGGCGCAAAGAAGTAATGCCCCGGCAACGGTCATTGATTTACCGTACTGTGTTGGCGCAATAACCTGATTGCGTGGGTGTTCTTTACACACAATCATCATTGCAATCTCAAGTTGGTTGTCAGTCAGCTCAAGAGGTTTGCCGTTATTTTTTAGCAGCGTTTTTACCAGTGCGCGCAACTGGCTTTTTGTGGGCTTGTACATCTTTTTTTGGGCCATGAAGTATGGCACGCAATAGTTTTAACTTCTCTGCATCTGCGCTGTTTTCCGTGGTTTGTTTTATCTTTTGCTCTGGGGTAAATCCACTGCGGTCAAGCAAACTCTCTGCTGCTTTCCAAGAGCGTTTGGCTGCCCGGCGCAATGTCTCAAGTGCATCCGGCGCGTACTCTTTAAACTTGGTTGTGAGGTCATCATATCGCTCAATTGCCTCATGCGCCTGTGCTGTGGTTATCTCCTCATAAGCTGCTTTGCAAAAGCCGTCTTTGCTTGAGCTAAACCAGCCCCGTACAACGCTGTAATTTACTTTGCACTCAACAGCAATCTCTTGGTAATCCGCACCATCAAGCCGGGCAATAATCGCTTGCTGGTATATCGGTTTTAACGTGTCAATAAGCCAGACGCGCTCTGGTTTGTATTCTGGCTCTGTTGGTTTTGTCTTTTTTTTTGCCATAGTTATTTTTTAAATATCGCTGCGTAACTGCCACCCTCTGATAATCTCACAACTTGCCCGCCATATTGCCACACCATGTCAGTGGCAAGCGTTTCCATGCCCTTGCAGTGAGCAAACTGCGGAAAGTAACCCGCGCCCCAGTCTTCAATGATGTACAAACCGCCGGGTGCAACAAACTGATATAAACCGTTAAATGTGCTGGCTGTTAAATCCCGCACATGGCTGCCGTCATCAATAACAATGTCAAACGGCCCGCGGTCTCTGCCAAAAGTCTCAAGACCCTGTGTGTCTGCTTGGTCAATTACAAGCATCTCAACGCCGTCAATTGGTTTTGATTTTATCTCACGGTCAAGACCAATGATGGTTGACCCGGATGCAAAAAACTCTTTGGCCCAAAGAAGTGAGCCACCGTATAAAATGCCCATCTCAACGTACTTGACTGGCTTTGCTCTCAAGCCGGCAAACAATCGCTCATACGCCGGTATGAGACCGCTTTTGTACTTATCTGTTGGCCACTCTTTGTTTTGCATAGTTATGGTTTATCAATCCCAAGGTTTGCTGCGCATATCTCTTGCCAGTGCTTTGTGCTAATGCCGGTCATCAGCTCAAAAGCATACGCATCACCCCGGTTTATCCACCAATATGTGCCATACTGATTGTGAAAGTTTTGGCTGCTCTTGCTGCCCAAGTGGAATACTGACGCATCCGGGCAAAACACACTCTTTTTTTGCAACTTCTCAACTTTCCAAGTAAGCCAGTAATCGTTAAACCACATCACCAAGTCTCTGGGTATGGGGAATAGTGCAGCAACCGCTTTACGGCTCATCATGTAGCATGTACCGCGTATGTCAATGTTGCCGGCTCGCTCTGCTTTGCCGTATGGTTGTGAGCATCCGGGGTCAGTCTGGTATGGGTTGGCAATAAATACACCGGGATTGTCCAACTCATTCATTAGCACCACATCCCAGTTTTTACTAAACGTGATGTCATTATTGATAACTGCAACGTAATCGCCGGTGGCATGAGCAACGCCAAAGTTCCAAGCGTAAGTACACATGCGGTTTGGGGTCAATGTAAACTTTTTGACGTTGGGGTGTGTAATCTCTTGCATCAATTGTGGGATTGCCGGGTCAGTGCTGCCGTTATCAACCAAAATCAACTCAACCTCATGGTAAGTGTTGGCGTATAAGCTCTCAATGGTCATCAAGGTCTCTTTGGGGCAATTGTAAATTGGCATGACCACTGACAGTTTGCCTTGGTTTACCCGGACAACTTTGCCCTGCTGCAAACTCTCAAGATGCCATTGCTCAAACCTGTGCCGTCTTTGGTTGTAAACATCATTGTCATGTCTCATATTATCGCGCTGCGCAACGGTGTACGTTTCGTCTTTGACCGCTTCGCCATTGCACCAGTGGTGGTGATGTATCAGCGCATCACTCATGGCAAACGCGCCACGCTTCATTGCGGTTTGCTCTGTCTCAATGTCTGTATTGTAGTGATTGTACGCGCTTGAGTAAATTACATCTGGCTCATCCTCAACGCCACTGTGGGTTTGGATATAAGACCGGCGCACCAATAAATGACTGCCATGTTTGCCGGTTTTGCTTATTGGCCAATTATCAATGTGGCCCACAATGCCAATCTTGGGGTTTTCCATGACTTTGAGCATGTCTGTGTCCCAGCCCTTTGTAAACTCAACGTCATCCGCTGCAAGCATCAAAAATGGCTCTGCGGTTTTGTGGTAGCAATTGTTGATGGTCGGGCCGTACTTTGACGGTGTGGCGTTTATGACCATGTTGGCGTTTAACGCTTTGCATGCTGCCTTTGTGGCAATGTCATCCGGGTCAACACCAAAATAAACAGCGTATGGCTCTGTTGTGGTCTTCTCAATGTTATCAAGAAGTTTGGCCACTCGCTCTGGTCTGCCCCGTGTTGGTATGATTATCGCTATTTTGTTTGTCATCTGCTTTTATTGTACTCTCAAAAATCGTGCCACTTATATCTTTTTGCTCAAAGATGGTTGCCCGGACACAATCGGCAACCACTATGCAATTGTCGCACTCACCGGCACACCGCTTTGCGTAGTCTTTGACTTGGTTGTGATGCCGGCTGCGTTCCCAGTGAGACCCTTTGTTTGAGTAGTGCAGCCGTTCACTCATAGTCAGTTACTTTTTAAATACATTGTCTGCAAGCTCTCTGCCAATCGCATTGCGTTGTCGTTTTTGAGTTTGAGTGTGTGTACTACATCATCAACTTTAAACTCAATCACCAACTCGCCATCAACACGTTGCAAAAAGATGCCATCCACTTCCGTTTTTTCGGTGTTTTCGTTATCAGCCATTTTTATCACCTCGCTTTTTAACCAGCCAATTGAGTGCTTTGACCACTGGTATAAACATCAAGACCAGCGCGTTGTAAGCCACCAACTCGCCAATTACCGCAAGAATACCGCGCACTCCCCCACTCTCCCCCACTTCCGGGGTCTCCCCTCTTTTGAGGCTGGCTGGCTCTGTTTTGGCCCTGCCCGGTAGGGTAGGGGACTGCTTGTTTTTATGCGTGTTCATGCCTATAACCTTGCTCACCCACTGATGCAACCTTGGCTTGTCTGACTTTTGACTGCTTGGATGGTTTTATCTGCCCCAGTACCATACGGCACTGACCGCAAAATACTACCTGCCCGCCTTTGACAATCAAAATGCGCCTCTTGCTCTCTGGGTGCGCACAAGTGCCATCCGGGTTGTAACCCTCATCTTTTAGCTTGCAACAGTTTTTGTATTTTTTAAAACTGCCACATGGGCATGGTCTGTTGACCAATGCGCCTTTGCCATTATTGCGTGCTTTTTTGCTGCTCATTTTTTTAACTCTCCTCTCAACACTTGGATTGCAACACCCAAAGCGTCAACAACATTTTGCCACCTGTCCAATGTCTTCTTGTCATTGGCAGATTTAAAAACGTACTCATCTGCGCTTGGCGGTGTCATCTCAAAATGGTCTGCCGTAACCGTGAGCTTTACTTTGACTGCGCCACTAACAACAATCATTGTCTTTTTTGTTGTGATGACTGTGTAATCTTTTTTGACTTTTACCATAATGCTCACCCCCTCACCAACCAACCCCGGACTTGATAAACTCTTGCCGTATGTCTTCAACCACTGACGTTAAAACTTTGAGTGTTGGCCGGCGGTACTCTTTTAAAATGTTTGACTTATACCAACCGTCATACAATCGCTTTGGCGTGCCAACCGGGTGTGTCATCAAAAATAACGTCATCATTGCTTGTAAATTGTGACCGCTTAACCCGTAACCATAAACTCTTTTTTTTGCCATATTTTTTAGCCAATTGATAACCCCAACTCATCTTGTAAAAATCTCTGCCAATCCCAAGTGTAAACAAAAAACTTGCCATCATCAGTGATGCCCCCGGTCTGTCCGGCAAACCAATTGTTAAACTTGCTGTACTGCTCTGGTGTCAATGCTTGTTTGATGTCTGCAATATCGTAACCCTCTGCGTCTGCGTTTTTAACTATTTTTAAATCAAGTATTGTCATTGTGTTTTAAATTGTAAATTGACTGACACGCCGGCCTTTGTTACCAGTCGCCGTCTGATGCGCGCCACAATCTGATGTACTGCTTGGTGTGTTACTTCCGGCACAAGTGTTTGCGCTGTCTCTTTGCGTGAGAAGCCCATATACAACAATTGCACCACTTCAAGCTGTCTTGAGGTGAGGTATTTTTTTAAAACTTCCGGGTCAGCAAGCATATAGTTTTAAATCACAAAAATGGCCCAAAGCAACAAAATTGCTGTGAGCCAATAATCAATAATAAGTGTTGCACCAACTTGCGCAGATGTCAAGTGTTTATACGCAAAACCCGGCAAAAGCCGGGCATCAGTATCATAGCACAAAAAATGCGGGTGTTGCCCCGCACTTCTTGGATTATCAGCCCTTGCTTTTAGTTTTTGACTATTTTGCCATCACCCCCTTTTACTACAACTGGCGCGTCATTCATTTCAACGTCACGGGTCTTTTGGCGTGCAAAGACTTCTGGTGAGCCGGTCAAGTCAAGTATGCTCTCACCGCATTTTGGTGATGCGCAGACAATGGTGCTGCGGTCTGGTCTCACTATCACGCGCAACAATGCACCACCGCATTTTGGACATACCATAATTTTTACTGTTTGCTGTATTCCCATAATCAATCACCCCCTCACTTGTAATAACTGCTAAAATCGGAATTGTTACCGTCTGGGTCTTCAACGTAACGTAAATCTGACCAGTCAATATCTTTGCCGGATGCCTCAAACCCTATAAACCAATTGGCCATGCGCAATCTTGCCTCAAGCGGTTGCCCATTGTCCCGGTACGCTGACAGTGTGCTGCCGTTCCAACCAAGATGCTCAACCAGACTTGGCGCGGTGGCGTATGTCCAACGGTTTGTGTAAAACAAAAACATTGCCCACCTGTTGTCATCAAAATAAATACGCTGGTCAATGTGCAACGCTTCCCATGCCAAAAACTCTTTGATGAGAGCAACCGGGACAATATACGCCTGTGCCATGAGCCACTTGCGCATCTTGAGCCAATGTACGTTTTGCAGTTTGCACTGCTCAATGCGTGCTTTGTTACTAAACAATGTAATGGGGTCATCTGGTCGCAGCGTCATCAATAGCTTTGCGGTCTCCACAATGTCTTTACAGGGCAGTATGTCGTCTTGCAGCACTAACATGTGGGTATCACCGGGTTTATAAGACATGAGCGTGTTTTTTGCCCCTGTCCACAAGTCGCCGGATAAATCAAGCATGATGTTTGCATCCGGGCCAAACCACTCACGCATCTGTTTTGCCCACCTGATGCGCTTCATGGTCGCCGTTATTCTGATACAAAGATGTTGTCTCATTTTTTAAACGTAAAACCGCATTGCTGACACTTGCACCTCTTTGATAATAGCAGAGCCAGACCCAGTAAAATCAATATAATACCAAACCCAAAGATTGCTGTTACCAACCCGGCCACAATACAAACTTTGCCGGTCTTGCTGTCTTGCAGCACTCTGTAACTCTGACATTTTGGACACTGTAATTGTTTACTCATATGTATCACCACCTTTTAACAACATAGGCAAACCGTTTGCCTCAAAGTTCTCAAACAATGTTTTGCCGTTGTTGCCCACGGCGTAAGGCAAAAAAACTTCTTCAACTTTTACCATGTCCCAGTCAATCAAAGCCATCTGCACATCAATCCAGTCTCTTATTGTGGCCCATGCTGTTCTGTATGGCTGCTCTGGTTTATAGTGATGCCCTTGCTGGTCAAAAATCTCTTTTACCCGGTCAAAACGCGCCGGTAATTTAACAGCCAGTGGCCCGCGCTTGGTATCAACAACAAAAGAGATTGCTGTTATCAAACCGTTGTCATATTCTCTGGTGACTTGTTTTGCACCATGCGTTGTCAGCGTTTTTTCAATTGCTGCAAAGATGTTTGGCAATGGTGATGAGCTTTCGTAATTTTTTAACATATTTTTATATCTCTGCCATGTCTTTTAAATCGTTAAACGGTATCATGTAACTCTGCTGCGCTCTGCCCTGTGTGTCTTGCCAATCTCTGACGTGCCGGGCATTGCCGTACTCATCAACAACAATGTACTGGCTCTCAATCCAACCAGTGACAATGCACTGCGTAAAATCCCGGTTGATAATCGGGAATATATAACCGTAAACGCCACGCCCTCTGCCGGCATCAAACTGCACTTTTGGCACTTGTGCTGTAAAGTTTGGGCTGCTCACTGCTGCATCAATGGGGTCTTTGGCACAACCGCTTTTAACCTCAAACTTTGACTCACCAATAAGTAAATCATAATGTGCTGTACGGCCAACGCTGGCATCAAACATATGGTCTTTGCCCAGCCGGTATAATTCCATGCTCACCATAATCATTGCCACTAAACCCTGTTGTTGGTTTGCTAAACTACCCCCAAAAAAATTGGTAAGTCTGCGCGCTTGAGCATAGGCAATTATCTCTTTGGCCACAAAAAAGCCAGCTTCTTTAAATGCCGGTTGCACAATAATTATGTCATCAATCATATTTTTTTGTTTTGTACGCCGTTGCTGGGCGGTGTTGCCCTGTCCATGCTCAATCTTGGGTTTAACTTGGCCCGTATCTCATCAATCTTTTTTTGGCTGGCTGCACGCTGTTCTGGTGTCTGTGGCTTCTCATCCGGCAATGGTGCGGGCTTATACACTGGCTTGCGCATCCCAAAGTCTTTGATGCACGCATTGTTGAGCATTGCTTTGTAATTTTTGTATGTCTTGCCATGTCCCATGCAATAGTTTGCCAACTCTTGCGCCTTGCGTCTGATTACTGCTGCGTTGGCTTCGTACTTCTCTGTAAACTCAACAACCTCTGACTCTGGCATGTCCGTTAAATATGTCAGATGCTTGTACACTTCTTGTTTAAAATCCTCTGGCACTTCTGTTGCGCCGGGGTTTATGGTTTTTGATTTATTATTTATTATTTTTGATTTATGGTTAGTATGCCTAGTAGTATAAATACTACTATGGATACTACTATCACCACCACTATTGATAGCACTATCAAAAAAGCCCGTAACTTCGGCTGGTATTGCCTCAAGCTCTCGGTTATACACCGCAATGTTTTTGGGTGAGTTCTGGTAATTGTTGTGTTTTTCGGCGTTGACCACTCTGACCCATCCGTTATAAAACAAAATGCGCTTTGCATCTGCAAGGTATTGTTTTGCCACTTCAATCTCTTTGGGTGTCAGCCCGGTCTCAAGCATGATGTATTTATCACCCAGCTCATAAATACCGCACATGTTGATGCGTGGGTTTGATAAGCAATAAATAAACAACAACCGGGCCTCTGTCGGTACATCCCGGCTGGCCATGTCTTCCCAAAACTCTGTATGTAAAATGCGTGTCTTCATGTTTTTAACTTTTTTGTCACCGGCTCAATCATCCCGGCTTTAAATAAACTCTCTGTCAAAATCATCCATGCCATCTGCATGTGTTTGCAGTTTTTTAACTTGTGCAAGTACACCGGGCAAGTACACCTGCTGTATGGAAACATCAGCGTCACTTGGTAAACCAAACCCGCTGTGCTTTCACTTGGTACATCAATAATAATCTGACTCATAGTTTTTTATTGCCCGCAAAACGGGCATCCTATATAATTGCAAAAATGACTGCGCCCTGTGCCGTTATAATCAAAGTTGCCCGCCTCAATGATGGCAATACCTTTGTCAATCCACTCACGGGCCATCTGACGGTCTTTGTCCGTTACATCAATTTTATAAACCGCCGGATTGCGCAAGTCGCGTGTGCATGTGATAAACCAAGCGGTCTTGTAGGCCGGGTTGGATAGCGCATAAACACGCCACTGCATCAGTCTGGCAAACTGGCCCATACTCCATGGGTTGCTGCTGGTTTTTATCTCCAAAAACCTGTCAATGTCCAAGCCGTCAAGATACCCATGCACGGCATAATTTTTGCTGTGGGGTATCAAGAAGTGAGTGGCGGGGTCTTGGTCTTTGGTCTCAACGGTTTTAAACGTACACTTGACCATTGCCAAGCGTGGGTCAATTACCCGGCCACTCACATGCTCTTGTATGACCTTGTGAGCTGCTTTGCCCTCTGTCATTGCACCCGTGGTGAATGTGGGCAACCCCATCTGTTTACAGAGCCAAGTGTGTGGCTCAAGTATCAGATTGTTTATTGTGGTGTAGCTCAAAGTTATCATAGTTTTACACTTCCGTTTTTGTCTCAACGGGCCTGACTGATAAAAACTCAATGACTGCCTCACCGGGAATTGTTGCGCCGGCATCATGCAGTTTTTTGAGCTTTGCTGTATCAACAGACTCTTTGACCGCTTCAAGCTCTTTGGCTTGCTCAAGCGTGGTCTGGGTAAACATAACGCGTTGCACTTTGGTAACGGCCATGTCTCCAACCACCTTGCCTTTGACACCCTCTGCATCCAATAAGCCAATGGCAATTTTGCCTATCTCTGACAAACCGGCCTCAATCTCCTCTTTTTGAGCGCGTAGGGCCGTATATAACGGTATAAGCTGCTCAATTGGCATCACTGCCACCTGCGCCGGGTCAATCTTTGACGGGTCAATAAGCTGGTCAACTGTCTCTGTTTTTATTTTATTTTTGTCTGGCATAAGTTTTCACCCCCTCTCTTTAGTGCTTGTCTGTGCCTCGCACACAGATGGCTGCTGGTCAAGCTGCGCCGGGTCAATAACCCAGTGCTTTTAAACCGGCAACAGCTATTTTGTCGCCCAGTTCCTTTTGAGTCGTCTTTGCCTTTTTAACAGCGCGCATGACTCTCTTGTGCGTTTTATCTGTTACATATATTCTTGGATATGTCATAAATCTCACCCCCTCTTTGTGCGTACACCATGCGCACCCCGGCAGCATTTACTTGCGTGGCTTTTTAGTGGTGGTCTCAACCACTATCTTTTTAAACTGCCCCTTGGTTAAATGCTCAATGTCAACCTCAAGACCCTTTTTATCCGCAATCCCTTTGGCTGTTGCTTTTTGGGCATCAGTCGCCGGCTCATCATCATCTGCGGTTGGCTGTAACGCCGGTGTCTCATAAAGAGGCACTGTGTCCATGGCTACCTCTGCAATATCAACTGCGCTGCCCAGTACGTCTGGTACATACGTTTTGATAATGCTTGAGGTTACGCCGTAACGTAGTTTGAGTTTGCGGTTTATTCCGGCAAGCCATCCGGGTTTTAACCCGTAGCTTGATTTTGTCCAGCCGGATGCCTCTGCCTCTGCAAAAGTTAAACTGTCTGTGTAGCTCTCATCACCCTTGGTGATTGTTGCGGTGCATTTATCCAGCTCATCTTTATACTCAATGTGCCAGCCATGCTCACGCAGTCTGCGTATAACCGCAGCACCAAAAATGTTGAGTACACCATTTACGAAGTAAAAACTTTTGATTGACTCCACGGGCTTCATGCCCATCTCATAGCCGGCTTGTATTTTCATTACCAAGCGGGCTGCGTTGTCATCCTTGCTCAATGCGCCGGATGATGCAAACGTGGTGGCCATGCCTTTCATCTGTTCCCAGACTACCGGGTTAAAAAACGTGGTGGTCAACTCTCGCACATCCACTTTAAACTCATCCCGCGCCGGCTGCACCACTGTTGGTGTTACCACGGTTGGCACTGTCGGCTCGGTTTGTTGAGTTTGAGTGGCCGGTGCTGTTGCTGCTGGCGCACTTCCTTTTGTTGCGTCAACAACTGCTGGCTTCTCAACTTGCTGTGTTTGTTCTGTCATTTATTTTTTCACCCCCTCTCTGTGTTAAATTATCAATTGGTAATTGCATCTGATTTTTATTGACAATGCCCTTGGCCCGGCAACTGCCACATACACCAACAATCTCTGCTTTGCCTTTGTAAATGGTCTGGCGTTTTTTACCACAACTTGTGCAATGGTAGTAATAAATTGGCTGCCTTTGCGCGCCACTTTGTAACGTGATGATGTTAGATTTTTTGTATTTCATAGGCCAAGTGTGTACTCTGCATAATCACAGTCTTTTATGGTTGGGTCGCCGGTGTTGTAATAGCACAATGCTTGGGGTACTGTTTTGCTTGATAACTGGGCCTCAAACCAACCTGATACCAACGTGGCAATATCTTTGAGTGAGTGCCAACAGGGGTATGACCCGTTTTTTGCTTGTCCGTAACCAAAACCGTTATATAAACCACTGGCCCGGCAACTGTCATGTTGGCCAGCCCCGGACTCATGCACATACGTCTGCCAAACCAGTTGGCCGTATGGTAATTGCAAAATCATCTCTTTGTCTGTGGGTGTTGGGGTTGGGGTGTTGACAACTTTGTTTACAACTAAAATTGGTTTGTTGACAACCTGCGCGGTGGTGCGCGCCGTCATTGCGTGGGCAACAAAGATTATAAATAAAATATCAAAAAGCCAGATTGCTGCTGCTAATCTTGGCAGATATTTTGCGCACTTCCTTTTGTATTTTGAGATTGTCCAAGGCTTCATACTTTTGAGTTTTTAACTTTCAACGTATTACCAACTTTTGATTTTTGGGCATTGCGTATAAAAGTGGGTATATCAATGGGGTCAATAAGAAGTCTGCCGGCAATCTTTTTAACGGGTAAAATCTCTGACCATATCCAACGCCGTACAGTGAATGGGTCAACGTCAAACTGTTTTGCAACTTGCTTGACTGTCAGTAATTTGTTTGCATCCGTTTCCAAGCTCATACAAAGAGTATAAACACTTTACACATGAGTTGTCAAGGGGTTATTTTTTTGGTGGGGTTTTTAAGAAGTGGCCCAGTCTTTGAGCTTTGATTGTCTCCTCAAGTCTGTCAATCCGGGTATTGAGTAGTTTTATCTCTTTGAGCAAGTCATCAACTTTTTTAACCATCTCATCAATTTTTGCGCGCTGATATTTTATAACTTCAACGGCACTCACACTGTCAATGTCTGCCTGTTTTTTTACCCGGCTGTTGTGTGCCATACTCACCAAAATAACCACCAAAGCAATAGCCTGAAACGTATCAAGGCTCACGCTGATAAAAAACAATATCTGGTTGCTTATCATAATTTTATTGAGCTGCTGGTGTTGACACTGTTGTTGTCTCCTGTGCTGCCGGTGGCGTTGTAACCGTTGTGGTTACTTTGTTTGTCGCCGTCATTGCTTGAGACTTCAACCATGTGCGCTGGTAAATATAAATGACTGCCGGCACAATGGTTATAACCCCACCAATGATTGCGGTGAGTGCTTGCGTCAGATGGTCGCCCTGTCCGGGTGCTACCACGCCAGTCATAGACAAAATACCAACAACCTCACTAATGAGAGTAACGTAAAACTCTGTTGACTTGTAACCGGGTTGTACTGTTGTATTGTCCATGTTTATTGCTCACCCCCTTTGTTTTTCATTTTTAAAAAAAGATTGATAATTTAAAATGCGCCAAGACTAAAAAGCCTATGCCCGCAGCAATTTTAAACCAGTTGGGCTTTGCATCAAAGCCACTTATGATGGCCCAGCATCCCAGTAAATACTCAACTAAAAATACATCCATGTTAGTTTGCACCCCCCTTGCTATTTGTTATTTTGTTTGCAGCACGTTTGATAATCTCATTTATAAGCACCTTGGTTGCAGCGGTTGTGTATGAGGTATTTTTGAGTTGGGCATTGCTCTTTTGCGCTGTGGTCAATTGCGCTTGCAACCCAGTAACCGGCGTGTTTACGTCACTCTCAAGCTGGGCATATAGGTCTTTGTATAATTTACCGCTGGTTGGGTCTGTGGCTTTCGTTTCCCAGTCAGCAACCGTGCCGGATGTAGTTTGTAAAGTTTTGATTGCTGCAATGATGTCCTCATTTTTACTGCCGGTTGGCATAGCAAGTACAACCGCAATTGCATCCAAGGCTGCTTGGTCAGCAGTGATGTTGCCGGTTAAAATATCCATGGCTTTTTGTTTTGCTGCAAGGTCAGCGTTGTATTTATCAATGCCCACATACTGCTTTTGGTTGACCACAGCATCCCAGATGTCAACGGCAACTTTCATGCTGGCCGGGTTTGATAAATCCAAGCCTTTGTACATGTTTGGGCCACCGGCGTTTGTCCCGGTAATTGGTGCTGGCGTGCCTTTGTAAACAACATACTTGAGAATTGTTTGCGCCGGATTGCTGCCATAGTTTTTGGCAAACGGGTCAATTGAGCCGGGGACTGGCCACGGGTCTGCAATCGTTACGTTTGTGCCGTCACAATCAACAGCCACAACAAAGTGAGTTTGGATGCCGTCATTGGGGTCATGGTCAAAATCAAGCTCAAGCACCACTGACAACGTAGGGTCAGAGAGTAAAGTTTTGAGCTGGTTTAAATCTGCTGCGGTGCTGGCATAGTTGTATGTTTTTTGGTAAACGCAGTCAGCAAACACTTTTTGCAAGATGTCATCAGTACACAAGTTACCATCAGCATAAAATGTCTTTTTGCCATCCCCGGTGTCACCGTTAGTAAATAAATCATCAAGCTGCGCGGGTGTAACTGGGTGGCCATAATAGTTGGCAAGCATGGCCAGTGAAGTGGTAAAACAGCCCTCTGCACCAATGGTTGTGCCGTTGACTGTCCCAAGGCGTTGTGAGGCCCACTTTGGGTCTCTTTGTGAGTAAACAATAGGTAACTGCCTCATATTCTAATTATAGCGCGCAAAGCGCAATTGCTTATACATTTATCTTTTGCGTGATTTGGATAATTGCCCATCAACTTTTTTGGGAACTTCCGGGTGTGTTTTAAAAAACTCCATGAGTGCTGCCGTAATCAAACGCTCAAGGTCTGATTTTTGGGATGATAACCCCTCAACACGGCCTTTTAAAAATGCAATCTGCTCAATTGCCTCTTTGCGCCATATCTCAAGCGCATCAATGCTCTTTTTTTGGTCTTCAACCAGTTTGCGCAATAAATCATTGCTCTCATCTTGCACGTTGACCTTGCCTTTGCCCCACTGGCTTTTGACGTATGGGATGCCCACGGCAATAATCCCAGCCCCAACAACTAGGTTTAAAATCAACTGTACGATTGATACATTGCTCAAGTTTTCCATTTTACATAACTGCTATTGCAGCAGCCCCCCCAACATCAAACTGGTACTGTATAAACATTGCTGTTAAATAGCTTGGCTCATTGTTTGCAGTGTCGCCAGTGGTGTTGGCTGCGTCATGCAATGGGGTCTCTGATGATACGTTTATCATGCTGTGCTGTCCGGGGTTACGGCATGTGTGGTCACCACCAACGCCATCAATGCCCCTGTCATGGTTGTGTACGTCAGATGTCCCGGTGTGGGTATGCCCAGAGCCAGCACCGTGGCTGTGAGACACCGCTGCGTGTGAGTGCGTATTGCTGCCCCCGGTTGTACCAACCTCACCGTCATTGGCTGCAATTTTTATATGCTGGTCGCGTAAATCCGGCGTGCCAAGTGTGCCGTCACAAACAGCCCAGCCCGGCGGTATTTTGGTTGGGTCATCCAAGAATAAACCAATCAACCCGGTTGGTGTTTTTGCCCCAGAGACTTTGTATGCAGTGTGCAGTTTGGTGTGGGCCGGCTCAACAGTCTCACCCATGGTTGTTGTGCCGGTATAAGCTGCCATGTTTGCATAGTTGCTGTCAGTATTCCAATAATGCCTGTGACCCTGTGATACGTCAGAGCCAGACCCGTCATTGCGGTCAAGACCGCCACCGTTTGTGGATGAGTAACATGAGTGGTAATGATATGCGCCATTGGCATGTGAGTGGTCAAGTACATGACTGTGGGTAAGTGCGCCACCCTCTGTGCCGGCATCATTGCCCGTCTGCGCACCTCTCACATATTTACTGCGTAAATCCGGCGTACCGTTTGAGCCATCACATATCTGCCAGCCGGTAGGTAAGTGCGCTGCAATGTCATTATAAAGACCAATGATGCCAACCGGCGGTAAAAGATAACTGCCACATTTTATAAAAATAAGCTCATGGTAAGGTGGCAAAGAGTTGAGGGTTGTTGCGCCGTAAGTGATTGCGTCAGATGATGATGAGCTGGTTGATGTGCCGGTCATTGTTGTACCGGGATGAGAATGAGAGCCGGTGACAATACCGTTTGATGTACCACCACCGCAGTCATCCGTATCACTGCCCACGCTGTTTAAATCAGACGTGTGCGTATGAGATTGTAAATTGTGGCTGTGGGCTGGTGAGGTGTGCGTGTGGGTATCTGACCCGCCGGTTATGTTTGCGCTTGCAGTGTCATGCGCACCTTTAGCAAACGCGCCATCAAGCGCGGTAACGCGGGAAAACCCCGCCGGTATTGAGGCAACTGTGCTTGCCCATAATAGTATTACGTTTTTTGGTACTACCATATTTATTTTTGCTCAACATACTTTTCAACCACCATTGAGAGCCGGTAAAACGGTTTTTTGATAATCTCCTCTGCCCGCTTCATTGCCCCGTCAACTGTGGTGTCAATTAGTTGAAGCTCGCAAGTGTCGGTCAGTGAGCCGTCATCCATCCTTTGTGCATACCCTTGGATTATAAAAACAAGATACTTTTGCATATTTTTATACGTTTTGTAAAACTATCGCGCCCTCACTGGTGTTTACGCTGTCACTGGTAACGGTTAAAAAGTCAATCTCAAACTTGTCTGACTTTGCATTGGTTGTACTCAATGTTGGTGCAGAGCCACCCGGCCAAGCCAAGCTGCCCCACCATATAACTGTTGAGTTGCCACCATTGGCTTGCGTAATGCGTACCTCAATTGATTTACAGTTGAGAGGCACATTGAGCAAAACAAACGTGGTTGCTGCGGTTTGTAAATTGACCTGAAACTTTTTGCCAAGTGATAAATCAAGCGTGGTTGTTGCGCCGGTTGCATTGACCACAACCCAAGCGTCAGAGTTAAATAAATCAGTGCGCCATGTGGCTTGTGTTCTTTTATCGGCTACCTGCCCGGCAAGGGTTGATGCGCCGGATGCCACGGTTACATCTGCAAGTTTTGTCCAAGGGTTGCCAGCACCAACGGCTGACTGTATGGTTGAGCTTGATGGTGCGCTTGGTGAGCCGGCTGGTGTACCGTCAACCGCGGTAACAAGTGTGGTGTTTGTGTCATCAGTATTGGCTGTCCCAGCAAGATTTTTATATAAAACAATTGAGGTTATACGCGGGTTGCCGGATGCGTTTGAGTTGACTGCCTGTGAAACAGTGGCATCAATTATGACTGGGTAGCCATTGCCCCCGGATGCCAAAAGATATGCCCGGCCAACAGCAACGCTGACGTTTAGCCCGGATGCTGCTGCTACTTGGCACATGGTTGTGGTTATGTCCAAAACACCAGATGCTTTGAGCATGTCAGTTAAATGCTGCAATACTCCTGCCTCGGTTATTCCTGTTGCGCCTGTTTTGATACTTCTGATTGCCATACTTTTATTTTAACTGGTTTTGAGCCAGTAGTTATACATTTTGTTTTATGAGAGTGTAACCGCTTTGATGACACCCGCTTTATTCCACTTCAATTGATTGCTGGTTGAGTTTATCCACACCTCATTGTTTTGTGGTGCTACCGGGTCACTTGTTACGATTTTTGGCACAAAATAACCGTCAGCCGGTATTGAGAGCTTTTTGATAAAAAACCCCTTTTCAAACTTCTCAAGTCTGTCTGACACGTCTTTTATAATTCTTCTTATCTCATCCATAGTTTTATAGTGTTAGCATATCAAGCTGCACGGTAATCATGCCAGCTTGGTCAATATCCACGGTGCGTTTGCGCACCCGGTAATTTTGATACGCAATGTTTTCCTCTGGGATGTTTACAACCAGCGTGTCACCAACATCATAGCTGGTCAAAACCGGGTCATCACCCTCATGTTTGATTGAGACTTGATAAATTGGCAATTGGTTGAGGCTCAACCACCTGTTGCCCAGCGCAGCCAGCAATGTGAGGTCAGATATATTTACGTCACTGGTCATGTCCTCAAGCAATGTATAGGCTGCAATGTCGCCAGACGGTGCTTGCTGGTTGACTGCTGCAATGTCATTGTTGACCCCCTGCCCAGTAACAAAAATTGAGTTGGTCAAAGTTAAGACCACCGGGATTTTAACGCTGTCAGCCAAAATGTTGTTGTCATCCAAAACAATCTCACTGCGCACACTGCCTTTGCCCGGATAGTACACGTTAAACTTTTTGGTGTAATCAATATCAAAATCAAAAGAGCCATATTGTTTGAGGTTTGAGAGGTTGGCAATCTCCTGTTTTATCTCTGCATTTTTATATGCCACGGTAACTGATAAGCCGGTGCTGGCCGTTACGCCCTCTGTAATTCCCCAGTCGCCATGTGTCAAAGCCTGTGACGCGCTTATCAATGCCCACGGGATTGTGGCCGGGTCAACGGCAGCAAAATCAACCTCTGTGAGACCTGTGCGCCTCTTTTGGAATAGTGAGAAGTAATCAACACCGGCAACTGTTAGGGTAAATGACCCATCAGCCCCTTTGGCGCGGTTGTACTCGCTCACAACCCCCAACCAGATGATTGTGTCATTGAGGGTCACTTTTATCTCACGGAAAGTGGCAGTAAATAAATCAGCCACAGTTGTGTTGTATTTATCTGCTATGGCTTTGACAGCAACAAAATCAAGATTGATGGTAATTGACCCGCCGTTGTTTAACTCCTCAATGTACGTCAAAGAGCTGTACGGCATCTCAAAAAAATCACCCGTGCCAACGTCTGTGATGTAAACTTTTACTACTGGTGATAAATTGCTCATAATTTTTAAACCCCAAGGTAAGTGTCACGGTAACTGATTGTGCATTTACCAACGTCACCGCCATTGGTGGTGGTCAAAGCAACGCTGATTATGCCAACCGGGACTGTCCAAAATACGCCACTGGCCAACTGCCGGCCCACATTGCCGGATGGCAAAATTGTAACGGTGCGGTTGTAAGTGTCCACAACTATACTGTCCCCGGAAGTGGCCAAGTCAGTGGCAAGGGCAAAAGACTCACCCGTGGTTTGGTCGGTAATTGTGGGGTGATGTAGTGGGCCAACAAACGTAAATACCGGGTACGCAGCATAGTTGCCATTGTTGGTTAAACTGACCACACCGCTTGGATTGTGTGAGAGGTCAAGAGGCACGCCCATTGGTATGCTCATACCACCGCCGTTATAAAGTAAAACATCTTGCGCGGTGGGTATTGTACTCATCATAAACGGGTACTCTGCATTGAGCGTAACTTGCACGTTTGACATGAGGCCATCATCCGTGGTCATGTCCCCGGTGACTTCAATTGTTTTTATATCAATCTGCAAGTTTATGCCGTTTGACCGGGTAATCACCAAAGTCTGCACGCCCATTGAGTGTACCAACCCAAGAGTTTTAAACAACGCCTGTCTTTGATTTACTAGGTCAGAGAATGACAAACCAATTATTGTGAGATTTATTACAAGTTGATATGACGCAAAAGTTGGTGTTGGCATTTTATTGCCTTGGAAGCCACCACGCTTTGACCGGGTGTAAACAGTCGCCGGAAAACTGCCATTGTTAAATGACTGCAAAAGTATCTGTGTTGATGTTAGTGGCAAACCGCCAATTGTTAAACCTGTAATCATAATTGTTACCTGCTATTGCGCATGGCAAACGCCAGCTTTTGACCCAGCAAGTTGAGGTCAAAAGTCTCATTGATTGTTGCATTTATTGTAATTGGTTGCTGGTAAGTTTTGCTGTTTACCGTTGACGGTATCTGTTGTTTACCGGCCAACATGTCTTTGCTCAAAACAAACTCACCCTCATGGACAACAGCCAGCCCGGTCTTTGGTACATACCCGCCGGTCTCAAAATGCGGTATCAATGGTATGGTCAGATGGTTGCCGGGTATTTTACTCATAACAGAGTTTGCTCCGGATATGATGCCGTTTATAAATCCAATCACGGTGTCAAGCGCAAGTTTTACAGAGCTGATGATAAAATCAAGCGCACCCATGATGATGTCTTTGATGCCATCCCAGATGTCCCCAAGCCCTTTTTTGATGCCCTGCCATGCCTTTGTCCAATTGCCGGTAAACAGACCCATGGCAATGTCAATAAAAACGGTGATGATACCCCACGCAATCTCAACCACGCCTTTCATTATGTCCCAGATGGCCACCAAGTAGTCTTTGATTGCACCCCATGTGGTTTGCCAAAATCCCTGTATAAATCCAAGCGCAAAAGTAAAGATGCCTTTGATGACTTCCCAAAAAGCAACAAACGTGTCTGTGTTGTCTTTTATCCAATTGCCAATTGCGTTGACCACATACGTTATAAACTCACTGATGGTCTTCATTAGTGCCGTGAGTTGGGGTTGGATGCTGACCCAAAATTGCTGCAAGGCTTTAAAAATTGTGTCAATCGCCGGCTTTGCTTTTACAAACGCTGCGGTGATTTCGTTCCAATGCGTATAAATAAGATATGCTGCCACGCCCACGGCCACCAAAATAACCGTGAGTGGCAATGCTGCGCCGGCAATTGCGCCAAACCCGGCAATCAGAGCCGGTAAAAATCCAATAAACAAAAGAATTGGCCCGCCAATAAGCGCAAAAGCTGTGCCAAACTTGAGTACATTTACAATGGTGTCATACGTCTTTGGTGAGAGGTTGTTTAAATGCTCAATCACTTTGACAATTGATTGCATAAAATCATTGAGCGTTGGCAAAAGTCGCTCACCCAGCGTCACTTTGAGTTTGTCAAAATTGGCTGACAAGACCTGTGTTGCGCCCTCATAAGTATGCGCAAACGCTTCTGCTTGCCCGGATGTACGGCCCATGACCGCGTTGATGGCATCCATGCCCTGTGTCCCTTTGGGCAACTCAATACCCAAGGCTTTGAGTGCGCGGGTATTGCCCTCATACGCCAATGTCATCTTTTGGCCGGCATCTGCAAGGTCAAGACCTTTGAGCCGGGCATAATCGGCTGTGGCCGCCAGCACTTTGTTGGCATCACCCACGTCTTTGGTGATAAATAAATCCTGTGCAAACGCTTTGCTGGTGTCGTCTTCGTTAAATCCAAGCTGCAACATGGTGTCTGCTGCTTTTTGCGTGGCATCTTGCAGTTGTTTTAAACTCATGGCATGCTCATTGACCACAGTAATTGACCCGCCGGTGGTAACTTTTACGTCTTGCTCTTTGAGTTTGAGCAAGTCTTCTGCTTTGACCTGTTCTTGTAATGCTGCAATCTCACTTTTGTGACTGCCACCCATGGTCTCATAATTTAAAATCTGCTCTTTGAGGCTTCTGATGTGGTCATCAATTGCTGCTGTGGCTGATTTTACCTCTGTTTTATTCCCGGCGGTTGCAATGGTGGTTGTGGCCATACTTGCTGCCACATTTTTGAGGGTTACATCAACACTGGCCATGGCAACTTGATGCTCACCGGCTGCATCTGCCAAGACTTTCATTATGCCAACACCGGCAATACCAACACCCAAAAGCACGCCCCCGGCTTCTTTAAACGCCGTTGACATAGCTGCTGTGTGTTTTGAGGCATCATCAACTGCCCCGGTCATCCCCTCAATGGTTTTGGTGGCCTCATCACGCGCTTTTAAAACAATCTCAAGTACCGCATTGTCCATACTTATATTGTATTAGGTTTTTTGAGCGTTCTTATACAAAACAATGTGAGCTAACTTTTATTGAGGGCTGCTTCCGCTTGGTTTTTGCCGGAGAGGTACGCCAGCGTTGTGCCAACCCACCATGCCGGTTGGTCTTTAAACTGGGTGTAAGTGATACCAAGTAAATGGCAGATATGCGTTATTGCCAATGGTTTGTCACCTTTGAGGTTTGTTTTATCGTGGTAACTCTTGAAGACCGCCAGCGTTACGCTGTCTGTTTTTTTTTACTGAAAGCATCAGCAGCCTCTTTTGTGAGAGCGTTGATGGCATCCACTATCTCTTGGCCGTCTTGAGGCGGTATTGGTAAACTGTTGATGTCGCGTGTAATTGCTGCGCCATCCGGGCCGGTTATAGATTTAACCAAAAAGCCAATAGCCAATTTTTGAGCATCATATACAAGGTTTGCGGGTACTTTGTTGAGGTCTTGCGCGCCGGTGGTGGGGTCAATGAGTGTGTTGTTTGTCCAAACTTTTTGCAACTCAACAAACTGGTCATACGTTAAGTAGGCATTGAGTGTGGCAGTGTAGCCACCTGTTGTTTTTACTTCCTTTGTTTCCATATTTTTAGTACGCTGTTACTAGGTTGGTGAGCGTAACACCCAGTAATTTACCAGTTGACGTGTCGTAAATCCCGTTAAACTCAATCTCAAGTAAATTGTGCTGGTCAGTAATCTTTGTGGTTGCTGTGGTGTACACAGCTTTTGGAATAACTACATCAAGCACATACGCTGCTGCGCTTCCAATCGCTGCGCCGGTTGCAATCAACTCAATTGCCTCTGTGGTTTTAGCAAGATAGTTTGTGAGTCTGGCAAGTGCTGTGGCATCCAAGTACATGCTGATTTTGCCACTGACTTCTGACCCGCCGGATATACCAGCAAAACTTGGGTCATTGCTGCCAAGGGCATAAACCATCTCTGCGCCGTTTTTATAATCCAAGTCAATGCTCTCAACTTCACCAACAATTGACCCGCCAATTTTAACTTGAAGCTGCGCAAAGTTAAATGCTGGGATTGTGGAAAATGCCGGGGTGATTGCGGTTGCGGGTGCTTGTCCCTTGGCAATTACTGATGCAATAACCTCAAGCATCTCACCAGTCTTGCCGGATAGTTTTAACTCTTTGACAATTGAGCCGGCAAACCGTCTGACGTTTTCGCTTTGGGCTTGCTCAATAGTAAATGATTGCTTTGGTGATGTCTCTGTAAAAACGTGGTCATACACAATGGTCTCACCAGCGTGTACTGCTGGGGTATCTGTACCAAGGGCTGACAATAAGAAGTGGCCCAGATAATCCTCAAAAGCGTCAAAAGTCAACTCACCCTCATACGCAGACTTGCCCAAAATTGCATCATAATTTTTTTGCAATTGGCCTTTGATGGCCGGTATCATCTGCACATTTTTTTTGGCATCAATACCGCCGGTTGCCCGTACTGGCATTGATTTATCTGGCACAACTGGTGTGCCAAAAGTTACCTCTTTTTTAAAACTGATGACTGATTGTATTCCTGCGCTCATATTTTTTTAGTCTTCTTGTTTAACTTTTTTTTTCGTTCCTGTTTTGTCTTCAACATGCTCTGTTTGCTCTGGTACTGTTGTTGTGTCAACATCCGGCGTGCCATCTGTTGTCACCTGCACAAAGTCTGTGTGATTTATAGGCGTTTGTGTCTCTATAATATCACCCGGCATAACTGTCTTGCCCACCTCTGGGATGTGTACTTCACTTGTGCCAAGATATTTATACCTCATGTCTCAATTATATTAGTAATTTTGCCCCAGCTTATACATTTTTAAAAAAGCTATACCAAGTCACCCGTATCTCTGCGCAGATGCACAGTTGCGCGGGTGGTCATTTCGTACACTCTCACCGGGGTCTCTTTGACACCATCACGCCAGACACCCGTTGCCGGCGCAGCATACTCACAAGTGCCGTTGAGTGTTACGTTTGACCTGATTGCCTGTTTTATATCGTCAACACAAGCCTCAAGTACATCCTCATAATCTGCGTCATTTTTTTCGTCAACCCGGAAGTAAACCCGGATGTTGTGTTTGATAACCACCAAGTTTGTGCCGGATGCGCCAATGCTGCTAAACTCCTCATCATCACTGTTTGCGCTGACGCATGCAGCCGGGAAGTTTGCCAGTGCTTTTGCCTCTTTGCCATAGACAATTTTGAGGCTTGGTACAGTCTCAAGTATTGTCACAATTGCATCTTTTATTGCTTTATATCCTGTCATAAGTTAGTTGGCGTTGTCGCCAGATTATCAAGTATAGTTTTGATTGCTGCCGTCATGTAATTGGTAAAAAATGGCACAACTGTCTCTTTGGCTTTTTTCATGTAGTATTTACCAGCCATGGCCGGTATATTGGCAAACGTGCCAAAAATCTGCCCGGTCTTTTTATTGGCCAGTACGCGCTTGCTGACCACAGCCACCTGATGTGCGCGTGTGCCACCCTCTTGGTATTTTGCATACTCAAGGTTTGTGCCAACATGGGCCTCAATGTTTGTGAGTGTAACCGTTGCCGGCTGCGCATGTATTGACCTCTGCAATGTCCCGGTCTGATGTGGCACAAACTCTTTGGCCAATGCCTCTGTTTTGATTGCAGCTTTGTTGACCGCACCCAAAATGGCTTTTGTAGCCACGGACTGCGTGTTTGCAATTGCAGCTTTTAACTCTGCTGCGCCAATTAGGTCAACTGACAATTGATAGTTTTCGTCTGCCATATTTATACCACCTGCTTTACTAAACAACGGATGTATTGCATGTACTGGTTATTGACCACAAACGGCATACCGTCAATCAGATACTCTTGATTATTGCTGGTTTTGATTTTATCGCCATTGTGCAATGAGAGCGTTACATCCATAAAAAATGCCTCAAAGACTTGGAAGCTCGGCACGTCACCAAAGCCGGTTGCAATGTCTGTGCCGGTGGGTGAGATTGACACGTTGACGTTTTGGTACACCGGGTCAACACTGTACCCCTCTTTGTCCCCGCTGCGTTGGAATTGGTAAATGACGCATGTATCTGTTATTGGTAATTTTGCCATATTTTTAAAACCTGTCTATTGCTGCCAACCTGTATTGGTCAAGCGCAAGTTTAACAAAATCCGGCATGCCACCAACTTTGTCTGTGGTAAATTGCACCTGCACCGTGCCGGTCTGTACTCTGTTTGGGTCTTTGTTGGCATCCCCGGAAGTTTGGATTTTGCGGGCAATCCACTCAATGACAGCCTGTTTAACAAGCGGTGGTACATTGCCGGCTGCATCAGATTTATATTTTATCTCAACGGCTTTAAACCCAAGCGGGTTTGGCAGCATGATGGTCATGGGCCTCAACCACAATTTAACGTGGGTGTCATAACTGTAAACATACCGCATGTCCCATGGCACGCCACCAACGGTTACGCTGACAATCCCTTTGGCCAGCGGTGCAGTTGGGTCTGCCGGGTCTTGCGCAATCTTTGGTTGTTTAACAAAAAATGTGTCATTGGCATACGGCGCGGTCTCTGCTGCAACTGCATCAAAATACTCTGTGATAATGCCGTCACCATCTTGCTCTGTGGTCTGCCAAGACCTGTTGCAATACTGGTCAACCGCATCCATGATGGCCGGCAAAAGTAACGCAAACTGGTTTGCGCCATTCTCGGTCAACGTAACGCCCAAGTAAGCCTCAAGCTCACTCTGCTCTGCGTACATGTATGGTGTTGGTGTGTCGCTCATATAGTTTAATTATAACTGTCACCGGGCCTCTTGTTATACAATTTGCCGGAATACACAAAAAGCTCACCAGTCAACTCTGCCATCAATCTTTGGCCTTGGATGTACAACGGCCCGCGCTTTCGGAATAAGCCCCATGCACGCTTGATATGCGCGCACCCGTGTTGACGCTTCCAAGTAAAACCATTGACGCGTGTTTGCCCATAAATAAGCCGGTCAACCAAAACTGCCAGTGAGCTTTTAGCAAAGATATTTACCAAGTTTGTAATCTCAATGCGCGCTGTCCCGGTCAATTGCCTCACTGCCATTGCAGTTACCCGTGCCACTGCGTTTATTGGTTGAGCAACAGATTGCATTATGCGTGAGACACCCGGAATAGTTTGCGCAACGGTTACTGCTATGCGCGCCACCCCGGTAATTACTCTGGTCACAATTTTCAATATCCGGGCAACACCAACAATGTTACGGATGACAACGCTGGTGATGCGTGTGACCGCAGTGAGTGTTTGACTGGTTATAAGTTGGATGCGCGCAATAGCCGGCTGCGCTCTGGTAGTAATCAAAGCAATGCGGGTTATCCCGGTGAGAGTTTTAGCCGTAACCAAGCCAATGCGCGTGATGCCGGCAATTGTTTTGCTGGTAACAAGTTGGATGCGGGCCAAGGCTGCTTGTGTCCGGGTGGTTATCAAACCAATACGCGCCACACCTGTGATAGTTTTGGTCACTGTTTTGAGTATTCGGGCAAGACCTGTCTGCGTATGCTGCGCAGTTGCCAGTATTCTGGCCCACGCAGTCTGCGCTCTTTGTGTGATTGCAGTTACTCTTGCCGTGCCTGTAATTGTTTTGAGTGTGCTTGCTGTGACCCGTGTGATGCCCTGTACGGTCTGATTTATCACTTTTAGTATTCGGGTAATTGCTGTCTGTGTCCGGGTGGTTGAGGCTGTGATGCGCGTTATAGCCGTGATTGTGCGTAAAACAGAGACCGTCAAACGCGCTAGGCCGGTTGTTGTCCTCAAAACTGATACAAGTACCCGGCTTTTTGCTGATTGTGTCTGCAAGGTGCTAATGGTAACGCGGGCCACTGCGGTAACTGTCCGGGTGACAGCGTTTGTTATTTTGGTAATTGCACTCTGGGTCTGCCCCACCACTTTTGTTATCCGGGCAAGTGCGGTTTGTGCTTGTGAGGTTGTTTTTAAAATGCTGGCTTTGGCTGCTTGAGTTCTGGTTGTGGTTATTCCAATGCGCGCAAGTGCAGTCTGCGCTCTTTGTGTGACCGCGGTGATGCGTGCCAATGCAGTCTGGGCTTGGGTCGTAACTTTAGTGATGCGGGTTACACCAGTAACAGTGCGCAGCGTTGAGGTAGTTATCCGGGTGACAGCGGTGACTGTTTGTGCCACAACTTTTAGTATTCTGGCAATTGCAGTTTGAGTTTTGGTTGTGGTTACACCACTTGCAGCAATGTTGGCAACACCGGCAATAGTTTTGAGTGTATTATTTTTTATGTTTGCCAATGCAGTCTGCGCTCTTTGTGTCAGCGCAGTCATTCTTGATTTACCCGGTTGCGTTTTCGCTGTGGTCAATTGTATGCGGGATTTACCGGGCTGGGTTTTGTTTACTGCTTTTTGTATTCTGGTTTTGGCAGTTTGCAATTGTTTGGTCAGAGCGTTTATAAACGCTTTGCCGGTCTGGGTTTGCTGTGTTTGTGGGGTTGCTGGGTAAATGTTGACCATACCAACTGTACCGTTTGAGCCATTGCCACCCATATCTGCGTTACCACCGCCAGCCCCCAAAAGCGCGCCAACTGACCCTATACCGCCAGTACCACCGCCCCATGAGCCACCAGTGCCACCCACGCCATCAACCCCCGGTGTGCCACCGTTTGCTTTATTCCCTGCGCCACCACCACCACCCGGCCCGCTGTTGTTATAAGCGGTCAGATAGCCGTTACCGCCAGAGTATTTTATATCTCCTGTCCCGTTTGTTGCCAAACCACCGTAACTCTGTGTGGTAATATGGCCACCATCCCCACCTTTTGCCACCATAACATCAGATGTGCCATTGTTAAACTTTGAGTCACCACCGGCTGTGCCACCATTGCCCCCGGATGTTGCCCCAGTACCGGCTGTGCCAACCGTTACTGTGTACCCAGTGCTGCCGGCAATAGTTATTGCGTATTTTGCAGAGTACGCACCACCACCACCGCCACATGAGTTTTGCCCGGTATTCGGGTTTGGGCCACCACCACCACCGGCCCAGCCCTCAACATCAATCAAAGTTAAACCAGATGGTGATGTCCAAGTGCCGGTTGTTTTTATTGTCGCCGGAAAAACCATTGACGCAGTTACAAACTCAACCCATCCGGGTTGTGTGGTTACGGAAGTTGAGCCATCTGTTAAATCGGTTGCGCCTTGGTTGCCATAATTGATTGTGCCGGTTTTTGAGGTTGCTGATGAGCCGGTTTTTTCGTAACCAATCTCAACCACAATCCTATCACCCACCATTGCATTGACTGTGCCGGCCAGTGCCATTGCGCCATATCCTTTGCCGGTTGCTGTGGTTGGCCATTCGTTTGCACCAAGATAATCATTTAAAAGTGTACCGCGGTTGGTGTCAGCATCCCCGGAAGTTACATAAACATGTATATGTAAATGAAAAGACGCAGCGGAAGCCTCAAGACAACCCAAAACCCAGTTGATTGTATCGGATGCGGTAAACTGGTAATTGGTATGCAGTGGGTCAGAGACAAAACGGGCCAGCAAGACGTTATACGGGTTTGTGGCCACCGCTTCTGCCACAGCTTTGGTGGCTGCTGCACCAAGCGGAAAATTACCCAAACGCATATCAACAAAGCCAGTGGTTGTCTGCCAGTTCCCTTTGAGGGTCGCCGGTGAGTATGGGGCTGCGTTATTGTTTAAATAAAATCTCTTTGTGACTGCCATATTAGTGTATTGTTACTACCTGCTGGTAATTTTTACCCGCAACGGTGCATTGCCAACCCAAACAATAAAGTGTTGGGTAGGCTGCAACGTATGGCAGTACATACACTTTTGAGATTTTTTGTTTTATGCCATCAAGCCACCCAAAACTGTCCTCTGTCCACATTTTATCAACATTCTCAAACGTCACTTTTTGACCTGCGCGGTTGGTAATTATCCACTTTTTACCACCAACGTGGTCAACTTTTAGTGGGTTGTTAAATAACGCCGGGCTGGTATGGCTCTCATAGCGTGTGCGGAAGTATATCAATTTAAACTTTGGCGGTAATGTTGGCAGTGGGTGGTCATCCTGTACGCCAAACTGCACACCGTTATGCTCAAAATGCCCGTCTTTTAAATCAACTGACCATTTATTGTCAGCCAATAAGCCTTGCTCAATCAGCACAAACTTATCAATTGCCAATTTATCAATGCCCTCTTGGATGTCTGACGTACAAGATTTACCCTGTGGCTCACCTTTGTCATTGACTGTGTGTGGGGTATAAATGGAAGTATCTGCGCGGTTTTGTTTATAAACCACGCCTGTGTTAAATGTTGCCTCAAAAAGATATTTTAGTTTTAACATAGCATTGTATTGCTGGGGCGCATTGTATTGCGCAGATTATGATTTTATTCTGCTGGCGTTTCGCCCTCGGCTGCCGGGGTCGCATCAACTGGTGCTGTGTCCGGCTCTGCTTCACCATTCATTATGTCGTCAAGTAATGTTGCTGACTTCTCAACTGATACCTGACCAATGTTTGCCTCTTTGTGAGCTACAAAATACGCTCTGGCCTCATCAGCGGTCATGTCTGCCGGAAGTTTGACAAACCTGCCACAATCCGGGGTTGTGCAAGTAAAGACCAGCTCACCATTGAGGTCAACTTCCCCAGTATGGGGTGTCTCTGCTTGGCAGTTTGCGCAAAAGATTATGATTGTTTTTTGTTTAGTCATATTTTTAGTTTTCATTATATTGCAACGTCAGTGTTTGGCTGGGTGTGTCCCCGGCTGCTGCACTGGCAGTTGTCTGTAATTGCGTTGTAAGCCAATTGGTATAGCAAGGGTTTGAGGTCATTGTGGCTGCGTGTGATGCAATCTCTGGGCTTGTTGGTGTAAACCAAACTGCTACCCCAGAGCCAATTGCAACCGCTGTGGTCATGTCTGTGGTCAATCCGGCATCTGCGCCGGTTGACGGTGTAACGTATGAGTATGGGCCAGCAGCCGTTGAGCAAGCCGGTACACCTTTGAGCGTCATGTTTGTGAGTGTCCCTGCTGTATGAGCAAAAAGCCCTGCACTTATCTGGTTAAATGAGCCACTAAAATGACCAAACTGATTTTTTTGATATGAGTTATTGCCCGCTGTTATGGGGCTTGAGCTGTATGCCGTGGTGCTATCGTCAATGTTTTTCCAATTGCACTCTGTACGCGCAGCAGTACGGGTTGTCCCCTTTGTGGGGCTTCCCGTTTGTGCGCCGTTGTCTTCTTCAAACTCAAAAGTTGCTGCCATAGTTTTATTATATTAGCTTTTTTGCACTGACTTATACATTTTTAGTCAAGCCCTTTATTTACTGGGGCTGCTGCAATCATTCTGTTCTTTTTTGGTTTGGCTGCTTTTATAACCGGGGCGTTTGCCGGGGCTAGTTTAGCACCGCCAACAACTTTTGCATGTGCGCCAAGAGCCACAACAACCTCATCTGGTAACTCCACTGGTACACCGGCCTCATAGTGAGACCCTGCACAAAATCCTGTACGGTCAACAATTACTTTGGTCATAAAATATCACCGCCTTTGATTATAAAAATTGTTATCTGACAAGGGTTGAGAGCAAAAGGAAGTGGACAATTGCCCTGCCCAAGCAATTGTCAAACAAACCCTCAACCCATGTCAAACAGCAATTATCTTTGTGCAAGATGCGGGGATTGCACCCGCGTCTGCGTGGTTACACTTCTTGCATTTGGGTTGTTTTCCGCTCAAACCCATTAGGACTTGTTGAGTAATGCACTGACAAGTTAGTACATAAACTTGGCTGCCCGTTAAGACGCTGCTGTTTCCAGTATAGCAAACGCTTTTGTTGGGTTAGACAACTCAATGTCAATCAAGCCCCAGATTTTGATTGCAACCATATTCTGTTGGAATAGGTTAATCAAAGTCTCGCCATCACTGTCTGTGATAGTGGCTTGGTCGCTAATTTCCATGGTGTACTGCATAGCATCACCGTGGATGAGATTGTCGTAATCAACTAATGCCAAAAACTTCGTACCGGGTTGTGACCCTGTGCTGTTCTTCGGCATAACTGCGCTTGTGTCAAACGGTAAATCCCAGAGTGTAGGCGGTAATGTCCCACCCAAACTTTGCAATAAGAAGCCCTGTTTATCAGAGCCAACTACACTGCGTAGTCTCCTCAAGTTATTTAGCACAGAGAGAGACATAATCCATCTCATGCTATCACCCAAGAAGTTCTCATCAATGGCATCCATACAATCTAACAGATTTTCGGCTGTTATTTTGTTGTAGGTCGTCATGGTATTAGCCATGGTCACTACTGGGACACCAACGGTTTGGAAGACACCCTCACCAACACCCAGACCCAAAAAGCCCCATTGGTCTTCAAGTTTTGCAATAGCCTTACCGGCAAGCATAGTTATAGCATCAACAACATTTGATGTTGCATTTTGCAATAACAC